GGGAACAGCAACATATACTACACTGATATCATCACGCTTTAAAGATACATCTGTACCTTTGACTAAAATTTTAAAAGGGTGTGGAAATAACAACGAAACATTTTCATCAACTTTATCTACATATTTAGTTCTTTCATTGTTAATTGCGACTTCAGTTCCATCATCATATTCAGCACTAATAGCATATAAAAAATCTGTTGGGACACTGTGCAATGAATTATTAGTAACGTCAGTTAATATTAATTCTTTCTGGATTAATCCAAAATGTTTATGGAGTTCTAAGTTTGCTTCATTTAAATAGCTTATAAGCGTTGAAATATTTGCTGACTGTGTTGCATTAGGAGTACCAGTTCCTATATCACTTAAATATAGCTGTTTAACTTCTCCCTTTGTAACATGGGATAAATAGTCGGAAACATACATGTTAGGTCCTAAAGTGGTTTTGTCCCATCATACCACTATAGAATATTTATGTAAACCCTTTAAACAAAATAAGAACTACTGCCGTAAGACTCTGGTTCTTCCTCGTCATCCCATAACATAGAGCCATCTCCAGATTCACCTGAAGACACTTCACTAGGCTTCCAAGCATTGAATTCTCCAAGCATAGATATGTTATCTAATTGATCGTCATGCTTAGACTTAAATCCTTTGTAAGTAGCTAGTGTAATTTCCATTAACATTTCAGCTAATTCATCTGATTCTTTTAATTCTTCAGGAAACCAGATTTTTCCTGATTTAAATAACGGTAATGCTATTTGCTGGAATCGACTCATCTTATCTTTGTTAGGTCTAATTCCTGGTGAGTTCTTACCTTTACCTGTAGCTAGAGTAAAGTAAATATTTCTATTCATTTGCTCATTTTGTATCCAAGATATAAAACCCCCCTGCTGTCCTGTTACTTCTATACCTACTTCTTGTGGGCGATACTTCTGAGCTAAATGAAATAACTTATCCATTGACTCGTCCATTAATGCACGTTTACAAAATCCATCTACCCACAACCAATCACCGTTGTTATTGTAAGCCCACACATTGATAGTGCTAAAGTCAGCACTTTCTCTCGAGCTCGTAGCAAAGTCTGTTGTAATATAAAAGTTAAACGCTCCCATGTTTTGTTTTACGTTAGCATGCTTGTACCAGGTAAGATCGCTATCTTGTATTAAACGTTCTTCTTCAGACATAATGCGTAGCATTAGTTCCTGGTTAAAGCTGTCTAACTTACCTGCACCTTTAGATTTAGTATATTGATCTAAAACGTAATCATAATTAAATCTATCTTCCCACGCACCTTTAAAATGTTCACGTTCTACAGGAAATTCTTCGCAAACTGGATATACAGACACATGCCATACGCCAGATTCGACTGCTTTATACAAAGGGTCTTTAGCATTAAACGGAGTACCTGACCAGATTACCTTACGTCTTTTAGGATGTAACGCGTAATCAATAGCAGAGTACACAGTATTCTCTACACTCTCAATAATCGTGGGCGAACGAGCGTCATCATCAGAAAGTAAGTCATCTAACATAGCTAATTGCGGTCTCGTGTTTAGCTCTACAGTTCCACGAACACCAGTTTTAGCACCATGACCTGTAACAACGAGCTCTTTTCCCTGTTTATTCTTAAAATACCAGCGAATATCTGTAAATCGAAACGAATGCAGGTAAGTTTTTAAGAATTCACTGTGTTGACAGCGTCTTTCTAACCTGTAACGCATCTTCTTTACACCGTTTTCTATAGAATCTGAGATGTACAATCCATAATCTACGTTAGCAAAGCCAGGTATAGATCCGTAAACTGCTAAATATAGTATTAGATATTCAGACAGAATGGTAGTCTTTGCTAATCCACGTGAACACATATTAACAATGTTCTGTGTTTTGCCCGTTATATTGTCTAACATTTTGTAGTGGATAACAGGAGTAGCATTTTCTTCTCCCCGCTCTCCATTGACAAGCTTTATGAAACTAACAAACTCGAGGGCAAATTCACTAGGTACATAATTTGGATCAACACTATAGTCAGTGCTATTTAGCCATTCTTCTACAGTTTTCTTTACTAATTTCACATTACCTCGTATAACTCATTGATTAATGTAGACTTTTTCTTACGTCTGTCTAGATTAATTCCTCTAGCCTTGCCCATTGCTTCTAAAGCTACAGGTGATAACTCTGCAAGTTCTGCTCTTGCTAGCTCTTCGCAGTCAGTTTCCCACATACATTTGAAGAAGTGTACACATTTTTTTGCAGGTGTTGGTTTAGCTTTTGTTTTAAATATATGTTTCTTCATATTTCTATCTCCTCTATTTGAATAGGTCGGTCTTTTAGGTATCCTTCACAGTCAGTTAGTAATTCATCTCTACAAATCAACAAACTTTCATTAGGCTCACATAAAACATTTGGAGGAATAATTAACGGATCTACAGGTTCACGAACAAACGGATTGCTTTGACTACAAGATGTAGCCAATAGCGCTAGTAATACTATATTAAGAATTCTCATTAGAAATCTCCTCATATTCAGTTTCGACAGTATCCTGTTTCCTAGCAATAATGTCACTCTGCGCAACGTGCTCTGCTGTTACTGCACCGCTTTGTATCATCTTCAATTGTTGCTGCGCTAACGCCCGAGTGGTCTCACGGAGCTCATCGATAGACGAATTGCTATAACTAACGTCAACTTCTATCTTCGCTGCTTCAGGCGCTTTCAGTTGTGTGATTAAACATTCAGCAGCCTTTTGACGCACGGTCTCACTTTTAGCACTACGCATGAGCTCTGCTTGAGTATTAATCGCTTCTTGATGTACATCCATATTAAGAATATGAACAGGCACCAAAGTCCTTTCTAAAATCTTATGTACAAGGTCTCCCTTGTTATAAGCCGTAGAAAACGATGCAATCGTTTTCATAGGCGTATTCTTATCTACTAATCTCTGATAACGGTCAGGGAACGTCTTAGCGTAAGCTATCGTGTTAGAGTCCCCGATTAACTTATAACTAACAAACTTAACAGCGTTAACATAATCTAACATCTTATAACGCCCGCTTTCAATCACATCAGCAAACCCAACCAGGTTTTCTTTGTAGACGTCTCTAAACTCATCACCCTCTGTACTATTAATGAACTCTATCATTTCATCAGTCACATTGTGACGAAACTTCTTAGGCATGCTAGCCTGCAGTTGTTCTTTTGTTAGTACGACACCACTATCTTTCTTAACTAAATCCATTATCGCTTAATCCCATAATATAGCTTAGCTGCTTTAATTTGCGCAGCGTATCGCTTTTCATCTAAAAAATAATCATCATCTACGCAATATAGTAACAAAGGGTTTGCAATATAGCAATCATCTCTTCGTTTTATAAATTGTTGATCTATCAGTTCTTTAATGTCTTTCTTAGACATTCTATCTTCAATTGCATCATCAACAGTGTTATCTGGATGAAGACAGTCACATACTATATCTACGGTCTCATGCAAGTTACCCTCCGACAGCCCCGCCCCCAGCTCGTAACCTACAATAATAAAGTGCTGCTTATCAGCTGTCTGCATGTTCGTCCTCCTTGACCAACTTCTCAAACTTGTTCATTAAACTAAAATAGTCATCGTTAACATTACGGATTGTATACTGAGGATTCAGCATATAGTGTTTACTTGAATGTTTAGCTATCACCTTTAAATCGATTAGCTTTTTAACAGAACGTGACGCATAGCTCTTCTTAATGTCCAACGTCTCACATATCTCTGCTTGCGTTATATTACAAATATTATCTCCATTCAAAGGCAACTTCCTAAACATACAACAGTACACACTAAAAATAGAAGACGAGCCAATCAGCTCATTTACTACTAACAAGTTATCTAAAGGTATCTTTGCCCAGCCTGCAGTATACGGTGTCTGCATTGTTCTCCCTGAAAAGTACACTCAACAGGGGAAGTATATCATAACATCCCCTAGCAAGTAAACTAATTAACAAAAGTTAACTCCACAGATAACTTTTAAACTACAAAAGTTAACTCTCAGGTCAACCTTGGTCCTTTCGGAATAGGGTCTGTAGCGCTTCCCTTCTTAAGAGATATCTTTTTATATAGCTCCAAGCCTCCGTTGACTACGTCAACTACAGCTTGTCGCATAGAATAGCAACAGAGATCCCAGGGACTAAGCTTACTATTTTTTCTATAGGAAAATTACACAATTTACTACGGGAGAGGAAACTTACAGTGTCAGAGATTTCGAGCCATACCACCCCCCCATACATCGTCACTAACTATCTTTATTATTTAGTACGCTGGCGCGTTGCTGGGTAACAATATCGTTGCCTTTCACTCACATAGGAGATTGATATGTCAAACTATCAACAAACAAAAGTCTTTAGTATCTTTATAGACTTCAAGGACGGTACATCGAAACTAATCGGTTACTTAAATGTCAGGGAACAACTTGAGCCAGCAGACTTTAAAGCTGTAGAGAATAAGCTTTGGTCTATGTTTCAAGGTGGCAGTGAGCATACCAGAATAGGTAAGTTCTACATTGTGCCTGAAATTAAGCGTTCTGAAACAGAAGGCGACTTAGCAGAACTCTTGGAAGATGAAGAGGTTGTTGAGTCTGAAACTGAAGACGACACTCCGTTCTAACCCTTTGGCATCATCACTTAATTGTGGTGGTGCCTCT